AAAGGTACACAAGGCACGCAGATTTAACATTTCCCAACACATATTTAACGCCTGTTAACACACTTTGGCACGCTTTTTGTTACTGTGCCACAAGTACCAACTTTAACACACTTTAACTTTGTTAAACTTTCATAAAAATAATGTTTCACGTGGAACGTTGGCAAAGTGATTGTTTCACGTGGAACAAAGGGGCGATTTGTTAAAAAGGTTTAAAATAAACTTTTTACACTATTTAACAAAAATAATTTGGTGGTTTCGCAAAATTGTTGTATCTTTGCAACGTGATTAAGAAACAAAGTTGAACAATTAAAATATAAAATTATGGTAACAATAAAATTTATCAACGTAAACGGTAAAGGTCAAATGACCGTTAAAGATTCTCAGAAAGAAAACGTTATCAACAGTTTGTTAGCAGTTGGTTACGGTATTTTGAAAATCGAACAATAAGTTTAACCGCCTGTAAGGTTCAACCCTTACAGGCACAAAATATAAAGTTATGATAAGAGTACAAAAGTTTAAGTTTGAAAATCGTTTTGAATCTTTTGAAACGAAAAATATAAAGGTAGTTACTAAAGCGTTAAAAGACTATCGTTTTTGTGGTGATAATTTGTATATCCATACAAAATTTGTAGGTGAATATGCAAAGGTTGATGTTTTAGACGTTAACGGCAAACCTGTAAAGACTATCTAAAGTTTAACCGCCTGTAAGGTTCACCCCTTACAGGCTTAAAATAATTGATATATGGAACATTCATATTTTAGAATCACATTGAAACAAACCGACAAAGAATCGGTTTTTATGGTACGTTCGGACAAAGTAAGCGAGTTCTTTAATAATAAGATTGATTACTTACAGGGCGATTGTTCAATAACAGTTAAGGGGCGTTTTCCAACGCACAAAGATTCTCGCAAATGGTTTATTGTTACACCAACAGAAAATAAATAAGTGATATGAAAAAGATTAAGTATTTTAAATTGTCTGAGTTCATCAACTCAGCAACGGCAAAACGTCTTTCAATAGACAATATGCCATCGTTTGAAATTGTGGATAACTTGAATCGTTTAGCTGATTACTTAGACGCCATTCGTGAAAAGTTGGGTAAACCCCTCTTAGTTAGTAGTGGGTATCGTTGCCCGATGCTGAATAAAGCGGTCGGGGGTGTTGTTAACAGTCAACACCAAAAAGGTTTAGCCGCTGATTTGGTTTGTGCTGATATGGAATCTTTGGAAAAGGTTCTGAGAGAAACAGGCGGTTTTGACCAACTTATTAAAGAACACCGCAAAGGTTTCCCGAACTCGTTTTGGTTTCACGTTTCAGTTTGCCCACGTAACGGTAAACCCCGTAATCAAATAATAATGAATCTAGAAAAGAAATGAAAGAACATTTCCAACTGTTGAAAGATTCCATTTCACTAACAAAGAAGAGTTTGGAAACTGTTGCAAATGATTCAGCGAGTGAAAAAGGTTTGTTGTTGACTTCGTGCGCTGATACCTTACAGGCAAATTTAACTTTCATTGATGCCTTAGAAGTAGAAGCGCAAACGTATTTAGCCGAACGAAACGCCCTGTTGACGTTCATCAATAACAAAGGGTTGTTAAATGAGTTTTACGGCAAAAAATAAAGAAACAGGCGGTAACATTTTACCGCCTGTTTTTCTTTTATAAATAAACGCCCGTTTCAAGTTGTGAAACAATTTCGTTATATTCATCTACCAACAAATTTGCAGCGTTCAAATTTACGTTTTCAAACTGTGCAAACCCTGTAACGTCTTTTACTGTTACGTTTTCCTGTGTGTTGTTTACAGGAACGTTTACTGTTAAATTCTCAGTAATCAAAACGTAAGGTTCTAAACCATACAAAATTTGTTCGTTCCATTGTTCACCGCCAACAACGTTTAAATCTGTGCCCAAACGGTAAATAACATCACGTGACAACGAAAAACTTTCAAGTTGGAACGTTACACCATCACACGACAACAACGCCACGGCATCACCTGTAATCACGTTTACTTTGATAGATAAATTAATCGTTTTACCGATATACTTACTATCAACAGAAACAACACCACGGCACGGGATAAACATTTGAATCTGTGCGTTAAAGTCTTCATTGTTCCCGTTTGCACCTGTTAGTTCAACGTTGCCGAAATCTAGTAACATCACATCACTTTCGGGGTATTTAACCTTTATGCCCGTGTTGTAGTTACCACATTTCAAAACATCGTCACCGCCAACAGGAACGGGCGCAAAGATTCTTTTGATACGGTTTACATATTCGCCCAAATTTACCTCAGTATAGGTTGTTCCCGTGTCGTTTTCGCCCGTTGGCTTAAAGAAACGTTTCTTTGAAAATTCATCTAAATTTTTCAACGTAACAATATAAACGTTTATTGCACCGTAATTTTTAATCGTTGGCGGTTGCACTACATCGGCATTTGCATAAACGGTTAAATCGGTTGCACCCGATGTTAAATTGAATGTTACCGTGCCCGTTTGCTTATCTTCTGAAATTATGCCCTTACTTACAACGGCATCACCCAAATTATTAGTGAAATTTGCCTGTATCTCTGTTAATTCCGCATTCGGGTTCGCTTTGAAATTAAACGTGTAACTTTGCCCCGTCTTCACTTTTACGGGTTTATCCCCGACAATTTCGCAATTTGTCAAACCGTAATCTACTGCAATATATTCACCCAAAAGATATTCACCGTTTATAATAACCGATTCTGTTGCGATAGGTACAATAATCGTTGCCGTTTGGTCGGTAACTGTCATTTCGTAAGTTTCGCCACCGTATGTTATTGTAGGCGTGCCGTTAAACATTCCCTGTGCCGTTCCTGTAACGGTTACGGTGTAATTTGTTTCACTTGCAACCGCTTTTGCAGTAGTGTTCGTAATATTGTTCGTTATTTGCAGTTCTTTCGGTGCATCACCAAATTTGCCCGTTATCGTGATTTCGTCACCGCTATCGCAATAAACCGTAAGCGTACCAACGTTGCCCGAAACGTTAAACGGTGCATCTGCAACCCAATAACCGTCCCAATTTTGATAACTAGCTTTTAAATCTGTAAACGTACCGTCACCGTTACCCGTTACCGTTATATCGAAATGGTGTGAATCCGTTCCCTGTTTGTCTGTTATTGTCACGTCACCCGTTAAATCTGTTGTGTCGTAAGTTAACAGATTCCCTGTTGGTTCGGGCGGTGTTGGGGGTGTTGGCGGTGTTGTTGATTTTTCAAATTTACCTGTAATTTCAACGGTATCACCATAATGCACGGGAACTTCCAAAGTTCCCACGTTGCCGTTAACATCAAATGGAACATCACTTTGTGGAAAACCCGTATATGTTGTGTAATTAGCTGCTAAATCTGTAAACGTACCGTCACCGTTACCCGTTACCGTTATAATGAAATGGTCGTTATCTCCATCGCTTTTTCTAGAATCTGTTACGGTAACATCACCCGTAAAACCCGATAAATCATAATTTAAATAATTTGCCATAATTAAACGTTACCTTTAATAGTTACCATAATAATACTACCTGTTTCGTTCAACAACTCTTTATTCGGGAAATCTAATTTCCTTATGTTTGGTCGAACATCAACCACGTTTGAACGGTTTGAAAGATATTTGTTACCGTTTTCACTTTTTGTTAACGTTGCCGAACTGTTTAATATAATATCCTTATAAGTAAACAGAACGTCAACACGCAAATGAACGGTGCAAATATCACCATCTTGCCGTTTTTCTGAAACGAAATAATAACGGTTCAAACTTTCGATGTAAACGTAATTAAACGTTACAGGCGTGCGAGTTCTGAAACGAACTACAGGCGATAAAACGTTAAACGTTGCATTCAACACACCCGTATATTCTTCGTTTTCCTGTAAAGTCTTGTTTACTTCGTTTGGTTTGCCATCGTAAACGAAAGTTTTAATTTTAATCATACCTAAAAAGTTAAAAGGGGCATTCCTGTGCTATCAACTACAGGAACACCCCCAACAGTTAAACAATCAAATTAGGCAACAAAGAACACAACAAAGTTCTCGTTTGTGTCGTTGAAGTAGCCGGCATCGAATTTGTAGTAATTGTTGAAAAATTCTGCTTTGGCGTTGTAGTTGGTTGTTACTCGCTTATCCAAATTTGTAACGCCTAAAGCGTCACGGTCGAACATCACACCCAACACGCCACCGATAGAAACGGTTGCACCGCTTGCGGATTTAACATCTACCTTTGAAACGTTAGCAAAGGCGTAATCTTTGCCCGATGCTTGCCAACTTGCAACGGTTTCAGCCTGTGGCAACAAAACATTCTCACTGTGGAACGTGTCAGCATACAGATATGTTTTTGCTGCTGCTGCAAAGTCAGACAAAAGAACGGTGTGCAAAACGTCTTTCGGTGTGAAACGTTCCTTACCGCCAACGTTGAACAAAGTTGAAATTGTCTGCAAACGGTCGGCATACAAACTCATCATATATGCAGCAAAACGGATAAAATCGGGGGTTGTTACTGCTACATTTGCAGCCAAAGACGCACCCGTCTTCTCGTTGTAAAGTTTCAACAGGTTTACACAACGAACTGTTGATGCACTTGCGTAATCTACAGTTTCGTGTGTTGATGCAACAAAACCGAATGCCGCTTTGTCTGCGTCCAAAGTTTCGGCAATCATATTGTTAATTGTACGCATAATAAGAGCATCGGTCTTAATAGTCATTGACTTCTCAACTGCTGAATAAATCATTGACAAAAAGCCGTTCAACTGTTCTGCGCTGCTGAAAGACTCTTTAACCTGTCTTTCTGTGATAGATACAGGAACCTCAAAAGTTACCTTTGAGTTAAAGAACTTAGCCGAAACGGTCGGTTTGTGGAACACGTCCTGTTTGTATTCCTTACCGTCAGTAAGATTCCACGTGTCATTCTCTTCTGCGTTTGGAACGTCAGCGGAAATCTTTTCCAACACCGAACCAAATTCCCATGCATCCATAAGAACCGATGGAACTTTACCACTGTAAGGGCGGTTTACAAAAATCACTTTGCCAATATGGTTCACAAGTGATTTAACGTAATTGTCAACGGCATTCTGATTAAAAATCTCGTTGCCCAAATCAACTACACCTGTAAGGTCTTCTTGTACCAAATCGGTTTTGCCGAGTACTTCACCCGAAACGCTATTAATAAGCGTGTAAATCTGTTTTACTTCCATTTTTATAAAAATTAAGTATTAATAAATATCTATTGTTAACTCTTTTGCAAGTTCTGTGATTACTTGCGTTTTGAAATTAGTTTTGCGCAAACTTATTTCTTTTTGAATAATTTCACTAGTAGGAACGCTAGACGGAACACCGTTCTCAACAGTTGTTTTCGTGCCCGTTTCTTGTCTGTTCCCTGTGGAATCTCGCTGCTGCTTTGTGTCATTTCCGAAATCTCCATTATTAAATGTAACACTTGAATCGACCGTGTTATTATTGCCTGTTTCATCAACGGTGTTATTTGTTGTTTCCGTCTTCTTAGACGTTACAGGGTTTAACACGTCATATTCTTTATTAAACACTTGAATCTGTTTTTGCCATTCATCGAACTTCACCGTAATAAGACTTTTAACAATATCTGTTGCGGTTTCAGTTGTCACGGCATCAACTAGAGTTCTGTTTCCATATTTGAAACGCAAATCAATATCAATTAATTTTGGGTCATCTTCACCGAAAATTGATTTGTACAAAACAGGAAACAGGGGCGCAAAGATTTTTTCAAACAAACCATTTTCACCCGTGAAAAGTTCACTAAGTTTCATCTTTATTTTCTTTTTCTTCTGTTTCTTGCGTTTCTTCTGTTTCTTCTGTTTCTGTTTCCGTTTCTTCTGTTTCTTCTGTTTCTTCTGTTTCTTCTGTTTCTGTTTCTGTTTCCTCAGTTTCTTGCGTTTCTTCTGTTTCGTTTTCCTTTACAGGGTCAACGTCTTCCGTTTCTGTATGGTCGTGCCCGTCTTCCGTTGCTTTGAGTAGTGACAAATAGTTTTCGTGCTCAATCTTCCAACTAGACCCCAACGTTACCGTAATATCCGTGCCGAACATTTCGTTAACACGTTTCACGCCCTCAACTCTTTCTGTTAACATTGAATCAACAAACGGCATTAAAGCATCTATATTCATTGAAACTTCTTGCGTGTTCAAACGTTCACGTTTCATATTATAGTTTGCGTTCAATCCTAAATCGTTGAACATTGATGCTTTGTAATACTGCAAAAGTTCAATTAATTGCCCGATTTGCTGATTACTTTGTGACGGTGGCGTTTGCATGTTTACACCTTTAAAAAAGGCATTTTCCCCGATTACTGAGAAATCACCGTTCAAAATCTTCTGTAAGAATGATTCGGCACTCTGTTTTGTCTTATCATCACTAGCAGAAATAAGCATCATTATTCGGGTTAAAATACTTGCCATATTTAAAGTTATTGTGGCATCGGTATATAAAACCCCATATTTGCCAATTATCGGCAAAAGTGAATCTGCAAACGGTGTATTGTTGATAACTACAATATCATCACCAATTTTGAAAGTTTTATCCAACTTTAACCACGGGTTTGCAACAACGTAATCTTTGCCGTGATAATAGGCATCACATTCGCCACCACGTGAACCCTGTAAAGCGTACAAATCACCGTTAACTTTGGCGATTCCAACGTTACCCGATGTTTGCAGAATCTTTTCAAGTTCAACGGGCGGCATCGTTTCGGGTGTGCCCGTATATTCAAACATCTTTGAAGTCATACAAAGAACTCGTTGCATAAACGTAAATAATGCTGAATCTTTGTTTTTAACTTCTGTTTGATACCTGTTATATAAGTTTTCTTTCTCCATTATTTAACAAGTGTTTTAATTAAGGTGCAAAGTTCTGTTAACACCTTAGTGTTACTTTGCACGGTTTCGTTTAACTTGTCGGTTTCCTGTTGGTGGCGTTCATTCTGTTTCTCCATATAGAAGAAAAGGGCGATACAAACCGCTACAGGAAAACCCACGTTACTTACTAGCGATACAATAGCGTTTAAATCCATATAGCAAATTTTAACTTTGTTATTTAACGATGCAAAGATAATAATATTATTTGGTATTACCAAATAAAACGGGGGAAAAGTGTTCCACGTGAAACATTTTTAACCCCCGTTAACAGATATTAAGTAATAATGTTACTTCTTGCACTTGCCATCAAGTAATTGCGAACAATTTCGCCTATTTCGTTATTTTGATAAAATACCTTATCCGTTGCGAAATACTTAGTAATCTGAGATTCAACAAACGTTGCATTGCTCAACAACTTTCGTTTGTAGTTCGGTTTACCGTTCATTTGCAACGAATAAATCAAACTGTTATCCGTGTCCTTAATCGGGGTTGTTTTGTTGTGAATGTAAATGAAGTTGTTCACCCCCGTTTCTTCGTCTTCCAACTGAATAACGTTGCCCTGTAAGGTCATTTCGTTAAACTGAATATAGAAGACAAACAACACGTCATTCGGTTTGTATTTTACAGGTAAATGCGGATAGGCTGCGAGTTCCCATTTACCGCCCGTAATCATTTGCAGATTTTCGTTATCGAAACAGAAATATTTGTTGCTCGCTTTGTGTTTAACAATCGTGCTACAATATTCTACTGCAACCGTTGCACCGTGTTCACCGAAACGGTAAATATCAATAGTTCCCTGTTCCATCACTCGCACCTGTTTCAATCCCATTTCTGAGAAATACGGGCAAAACTGATTCACCGTATTACCTAACATAAAAACTTTAACATCGTTTCTCTGTCTGATAATTGTACTCAACAGGTTCATATATAACATAAATTCATCGGGCAAATAATAACGTCTTGTTAGGAACTCATCGAAAACTATTGTAGTTATGTTTGGGTAACTGCTAGATTTTTCGTGTTCCTGTTCTGAAAGACAAAAACCAAAACAAAACGGCACGTTATCGGGTACACGTTTCTTTGTTTCGGCATCGTAAGACGAAAGAAACCATTTGCCCGAAATATAAAACACTTCATTAAACTTACCGCCTGTTAGTTCCTGTATCACGCCATTTGCAACGTGATTCGCAAACAAACTTTCGGCACGTTTGCCCCTTAAATCTTCACGCCATCTACGAATATACGCCATTTGTTTTCCTGTGCGCAAATATTCTTTGATGCCATACAACAACGTTGCATACGTCTTACCGTTGGAACGTTCACCGAAAATCACGTTGTAATCGGCATTCTTTGACAAAATGCGGTTCAACGTGTAAAATTTCGGTGTTTCTACCTTTTCTTTCTTCTGTTTCATATTATTCTTTCTTTAGTCTGATTCCCATTAAATAATTAATATAAAGAACTGAAAGACTTAAAGTATACCCCGTTGGTTCTAAGTGAACGCCCGTTAACGTATTGTAACTTGAAACCGTACCTTTGTAATCTTTTATAGTTCCTGTTTGTTCATAATCAATATACGTGTGAATGTTCTTACCTGTTGCCGATGGTGGTATATCTAGATAATTTGTGAATGCATCAAAGATTCCACTTTCACCAAACGTTTCTAACATATACGGGATAGCAGATTTTTTGTTAACGCCCGAAACGGTCATTGAATAATCGTAATCTTTGCCGTTTACTGTAAGGGCGTTTTCTTCTTGCACCATATAACGTTTTGCACCTAAAGTTTTGAAACGTGTGTAACGTCCCTCATAATCCCAAACCCCCAACGGTTTTGCGATTCCCTTTATCGTGACGGGTTCAACCTTTTCAAACGGTATTTTATGATGCTTACAGGCTGCTCGCAATTTCTGTTGTGCTAAATCGTTGTAGGCTTTGAAATATTCTTTGTGTGCATCACCGTTCATTATTTTAACGGAATCGGTATCACTATAAATGTAATCGTCACCGCATTCCGAAATACCTGTAAATAGATTCCTACGGGCATAAGCGGTAACGTAAATTCCCCACGGGTAAAACAAAAAGCGGTTTTTGCTATCATTGTATTTATTCAGCATTTCTAATTGTTTTTCACCTGTAAGGTGTTCAATATCCCACGTTTCACCATCACACAAAATTTCATCACGCAACGGGTTTGTAACGCACATTCCGTAACAACTGTTTAGCATTTCTTTGCTATTCAAATACTCTACTTCTTTTCCCTTTACACCCTTTAGTTTTGTTTTCATTTCATACAGGTGCAAAATAGATTCTACAAATTCGGTCGGCAAATATTCTTTTCTATAACATATCATTCGCCCGATTCTTATTTGTTCCCACGTGTAAAACTGTGAAAACACTTTGTAATCTATTTCGGTTATCGTCATACATATTTTCTTTGCGCAAACTAAACGCCCGTTGTTTTCGGAAACGTTTTCTTTTACGAAACATTTGCTAACAGATATTGGGTTCTCGTTTTCTGATTTTGCGAAAATGTTTGTTATCTCCACATCGAACACGCAACAAAATTTACTAGTCATAAACTCAAATTGTTTCATTGACTTTACAGGAACTACAACGCCCGTGCTCATCGGGAACTTTTCTGAAACCATCACATAAGGGTAACTGCTAGTAAAATCGTAACTATCTACGTTTTCTATCACTTCATCGGTATATTTTGCGTTGGCGTGCGTAAAACCGCCCGAAAACGCCCGTTGTAACATCGCAAATTCTTCCATACCTGTTATATTTAAAGAATGAATCTTATCAATATATTTAAAGTTTGGAATCGTTTTGCCTGTTTCGTCAGTTGTTTTAAAGCATACCGAACGGCAATATTTACGTACAAAACCTGTCTTCGTAATCGGCAAACGGGTTATTCCTTTGTACTGCTCAATTAGTTCCTGTATGTAGCACATCACCACTTTTATATCATTCAAGCAATAGCCAATTTCTTTTTGTGTCAACGGTGTTTTACTGTGTCGTAACAAACTGTAATCTAAATCACCGACCAACTTTTCACATTTATATTTGTGAAGTTGTTCACCCAATTTCGCCAACGAATAACCCGAAAGCAAATAAGAGCATCGGAACTCTAAACCCGTTTTTGTTACACCGTAAATCGGTTTGCGTAAATCTATAGAGAAAACTTTTTCCCAATCTAGCATTTCACGGAAAAATTGAAACTCATAAGCCAAATTGTGAACGTATATAATAATTCGTTTCTTTTGGCAAAGTTTCAATATATCCACGATTTCGGATAACATTTGCAAAAATTCGTCCCACGTTCTACCAATTATGCAAAAACCGTTTATTCCAAATTGCCAAACATACATTAAAGAACACTTTTCCATTTTGGTGGATTTACCACCTAATTTCATATAGCGTTCATAACTATATGTTTCCCCGTCTTCATCACGATAAAATGATGTAGTTTCAATATCGAAAGATACAGGAACGTTTAAGAACTTTTCGCCCTTATTGTTTCCTGTAAAATTCTTATCGTTCACCGCCAAAGATAAAACTTTTGCAATATCTTTAGGCGTGTAAACTTCTGTATGTAGTTCAAAGGGTATTTTCTTCATTATAAATCAAATTTTTCAAATTCTGATAGAATCTTTTTTAACGGGGCATCATCGTTAAAATGGTCAACACCGTTCACATAAGCCTCAGCAGTTCCGCTTTTTGCAATTTGTTCCATCGCATCATCTAAGGCGTTTTCAATTTTAACGGCATCGTCTTCGATTTGGTCGGACACGTCACGGGATTCTTGCTCAAGTTCCCCCGTAAAATCTTTATATTGCATTAAGTATTGTTCCAAAAATCGTTCATCGGAAACACTTGCAATCTTACCTATCAATTTATCTTGCATCAACTTAAATTCTTTATCATTTAAGTCATAAGACTTCTTTAAATGGTTTGAATACTCACGTGTACCACTTGCCGTTGATGTAGGTTGTTGTAAGAACGAAACCGCTTTGGAATATTCGATTTTTAAATCGTTCCAATCGTGTTTCATTGAAAACTTTGTGAATCCTTTAATATCACCTTTATTTAATGCAACAACGGCGGGCGAAACAAAACCCGATTTTTCCACATTCTGAATGCGCCTGTTAGCCTGTTGGAACACACGGGCGATTTCTCTGCGCAAATAGCCACGGGATTCTATTGCATCTAAAATTTGCTTATCAACGTGCACTTTGCTCGTTGCTGCAAACGTTCTTTTTGAAAACCCAATCGGATTTAACTTTGCCATAATATCAACACTTTTAAATGAAACAAAAACGGGGGCAACAATAATTTAAATTACTGTTTACCCCCGTGCCGTTATCCACCCTTTACCCTACAAACTACTTATCTACAAAGGTAATACCGTAACACTTTTTGGCGTGCGATTCATATTCATAAATCGTGTAACCAACTTTGTTCGCTTTGATAGCGTCCACCGCATCGGGGTTCGCTAAAATCTCACGAACTGTATCGCCTGTGAACTGTGGCAAGTTCACTAAACGTTTGTTCTCGGCATCAATGATTACAGGTGAATCGCCCAACTGCGATTTGTGAACGTACATACCATTAATAGGGTGTACCACATCACCGCCACCGTCTTTCTTATCGTTGTAGATGTCGGTCAACTTCACAAATGGAAAATCGGTTGTGTCGATTCCAAAACTAGTCTTATTGAAAGTACTAGCAAAACTAAAACCTTTAGCCATAACTTAAAACTTTTAAACGTTAAACTTCTATTGTGTAACGGGGTGTTACTTTACTTCATTCACCCCGTTTGCTGCTGCGAACTCGTTCAACCACTTCTTAAAGCGGTTCAACTTAATAACCGCCTTATCATCTTTAGCAACCTCATTTGAGGTCATTAAAGCGTTAACACTTGTAATACAGTTGAAAACAGTCTCATTAAAATTCTCATTCATAATTACCTAATTTAAATTGTTAAACTTATATTGTTTCTTAAACACGGTGCAAAGATACAACGTTTTTGCGAAACCACCAAATTATTTTCGTTAAAAAGTCTTAAAGAAATAAATTAACTGTTGTTAACACTTGTAATCGCCATCGCCCCTTTGTTCCACGTGAAACAATCACTTTGCCAACGTTCCACGTGAAACATTATTTTTATGAAAGTTTAACAAAGTTAAAGTGTGTTAAAGTTGGTACTTGTGGCACAGTAACAAAAAGCGTGCCAAAGTGTGTTAACAGGCGTTAAATATGTGTTGGGAAATGTTAAATCTGCGTGCCTTGTGTACCTTT